CTAATTATTTTACTTCTTTATATGACGTCAATGGAGGTGCTGTGAGTAGAGATTACACATATTCTGGTTATTCAAACAATGTCATCAATAATATGTATGCTATCCAGTATTTCTCAAATGCTGCAGCAACAACGTTAATCAATACAGCTATGTGGAATGGAACTAGAGGCGTAATTATATAAATAACTGTTTACAACAACGCGGTTTTGTAGTATAATATAAATAATGTTTGAAGGAAAGTGATATGAAACGCCAAAGGCATATTAGCGCTGTAAACGGCCTACGTGATGTTGACATCATCAATGTTGGTGGTATTACTCGTATATTAAAATCTAGAATAAATACAGAATACTGTGATAAGATGGTTGAGCGCTATGATCAAATAGACACATCTAACAGTATTGAATCTGTACGTAATCTTTTAGATGCAGAAAAAAGTGATTGGAACATCTTAGATAATCCTGCATGTGATGTCGAGAATTTAATAATAAAAGAAAAGATTCATGATGTAGTTAAACGATTCGTTCATCGAGAAGACGAGTTTAACATCCAATATGCAGATTTTTGGTACGCTAAATACACAGATAAAAGCTTTATCGCTCCTCATGATCATGGAGATAATTTTGGTCGATACTCGTTTTGTGCTTACTTAGACTGTGAACCAGAAGGAACTATATTATATTACACTGTAGGTAATTCTCATCATGTGCCTGTTTTGTTTCATAAAGGCGATATAGCTATATTCCCTTCAGGTTTAGTACATTGGACAAATGATGTATATCAAGGAAGAAAGATAGCCGCAGGAAATTTTGTAATTAGTGTTAGGATGCGTCCTCAAGAAGAAGAACCTACAACTGACACAGCTGAATAATACTGAGTTTTATTATGATTGATTTGAAAACGATACATGAAATGTGGTCGAAAGACTGTGAGATATCTCAAACCAAATTGGATGAGGCTTCTCGTGCCACTCCTATGTTACACTCTAAATACTTAGAGCTCCTAACAACCTATAAGCTAACTCTCAAACGTGCAGAGTTTGAGCAGAAAAAGCTATTGAAAGATAAATGGCTTTACTATAATGGTAAGATGGACCAAGAAAGAGTTGAAGAACTCGGTTGGCAACCTGATCCCTTTGATGGTCTAAAGATTCTAAAAGGAGAGATGGACTACTACTATGATAGTGATCCTGAAATCCAAGACTCTGAAGGCAAAATACAGTATTACAAGACCGTTATAGATACATTAGAAGAGATAATAAACACTCTTCGATGGCGACATCAAACGATTGGTAATATGATCAAGTGGAAACAATTCGAGTCTGGAAATTAAATCACGCTAACTTCCAAATAGAATGCGAATCAGGTGCAGCTCAGGAACTGAACGAATATTTTAGTTTCTATGTGCCTGGTTATAAGTTCATGCCTGCATATCGTAACCGTATGTGGGATGGTAAGATACGACTCTTTACATTGAGAGATCGCACTTTACCTGCAGGTTTATTTTATCATTTAAGTGAATTTTGCGAAAAACGAGGGTATATACTGGAGTCAGTTAACTCTAAGTATGGAGCTCCCGATGGAAGAACAGTGGTTACTCCCGCAAATCTTGACTTATTTGTTAGCAGGCTTAATTCTGTTTACAATCTTCGGGACTATCAGTATCAATGCGTGGGTGAAGCGTTGGTCAGAAAAAGAGGAATCCTCCTCTCCCCCACGGGATCAGGAAAATCTTTCATAATCTATAATATCATACGATACTGGCTTTCGATGCTCACTGATGGTGTTGCATATCCGAAGGCTGGCCGAGTATTGATTGTAGTGCCAACAACTTCGTTGGTCGAACAGATGCATTCAGACTTTCTTGAGTACGGTTGGTCTGAAGGTGCTATGCATAAGATCTATTCAGGTAAAGATAAGAACGTTCAAAATGCAGCATGCGTGATCACTACATGGCAATCAATACATCGATTACCTAAAGATTGGTTTCAACAGTTTGGTTGCGTGATTGGTGATGAGTGCCATGGCTTCAAGTCAAAGTCTCTTATGAATATCATGAACAAATGCACAGAGGCAGAATATAGGTTTGGCACTACAGGAACATTAGATGGATCACAGACACATGAGTTGGTCTTGCAAGGTTTATTCGGGAAAATCTACAGAGTCACAACCACCCGTGAACTACAAGATAACGACACTCTGGCAAAACTATCGATCAGGCGACTCGTTCTTGATTATGACGAGAAACTCAAGCAAGACTTCGGGAAACAGACATACCAAGAAGAGATCGACTTTATCGTTAGCAATGAAAAACGGAATAAGTTTATACGAAACCTAGCCCTCGACCTCGAGGGTAATACACTCGTACTTTACAACTATGTTGATAAACATGGTAAACCTCTCTATCACATGATTAAAGATAAAAGTGAAGAAGATAGGAGAGTGTTCTTTGTTTCAGGTGATACACAAACATCAGATCGCGAAGCGATACGCGGCATCGTAGAGAAACAAAAGAACGCAATTGTAGTGGCTTCTCTCGGTACATTTAGTACTGGTATAAATATTAGAGAGTTACATAATATCATCTTCGCCTCACCATCGAAGTCTCAAATACGAGTACTACAATCGATTGGTAGAGGATTACGAAAGAGCAGTGATGGAAGGGAAACAGTCTTATACGACATCTCAGATGATCTGAGCTGGAAAAATCGGAAAAATTTTTCACTTCTACATTCATGGGAACGGCTGAAGATATATCAAAACGAGAAGTTTGACTATAAGACACATAAGGTAAAGATATGAACTTAAAACAATTCAAGTTAACGAATGACGACGAGATTATCTGTGAAGTACTTGAGATAGGTGAAGAGACAGGCGATATCATCATACGCAAAGCGCTCAAGATCTTGTGTGCCGAAGACCTTGAAAATTCTCTTCGATACTATTCGTTCAGGCCGTTTGTTTCATTCAGCGATGTAGACGATCAAATCGTTGTACTTAACTCTGGACATATCATCAGCGAGGTAAATCCAACAAAGAGATTAGCAGTGCACTATGCTATGGCATTAAAAGAGGTTGAAAGAACTCATGCTAACGTAACTGATCTCGATTTCGATGAGTTCGCTGCAGCTGCCGAGACAATGGATGAAGACGAATTTCGCGAATATGTAAGGGATTTAGTAGCAAAAGAGACAGAATCTATGAAAATGAAAGATTCTGCAGACACAAACGTAATTAAATTTACACCGAAAGGCACGCTGCACTAAGGGTATCTGGCTCTCCCCTCAGCTTACAGCTTATTATACCATATAAATAGCATTTTGTAAACCCCCTAATTTAGCTGTTTACATATTTTTATTTCTGTGGTATAATATACATGATGAAAGGAAGTGAATATGGCACGTCAAAAAAGAGCAAGTATTCATTACGTTAATAATGCTGAGTTCTCTCAAGCAGTAGTGGATTACGTTAGCACAGTCAATGAAGCTAAGCAAAATCAACAGCCCCTTCCAATCGTACCAGACTATATCGCTCAGTGTTTCTTAAGGATCGCTGAAGGCTTGTCACACAAGTCAAACTTTATTCGCTATACATACCGCGAAGAGATGGTCATGGATGCTGTTGAGAATTGCTTAAAAGCCATTGAAAACTATGATATCGCAGCAGCGACAAGAACAGGTAAACCAAACGCATTCGCATACTTTACACAGATCGCGTGGTATGCATTCTTACGTAGGATCGCAAAGGAAAAGAAACAACAAGACATCAAACTAAAGTATCTGACAAAGTCAGGTGTTGAGAACTTCATTGATAATGAACTCGGTGATGAGATGTCTGCACAGGTTGTAGGTGCCTTCGTCGATACATTGAGAGATCGTATCGATAAGGTAAGGCATGCAGATACGGAGTTCAAAGAATACGTGAAGATTGAAAAGAAAAAGAAACGTACTCGTTCGGTTGATTCAGATCTATCGGAGTTCTTGAAATGAAGATAGCAGTACTCAATGATACACATTGTGGTATTCGTAACTCAGCCGAGATTTTCTTGAATAATGCTGAAGACTTTTACAAGAACGTCTTCTTTCCATATTGTGATGAGCATGACATCAAGCAGATCGTACACCTCGGTGACTACTATGACCATCGTAAGTTCGTAAACTTCAAAGCTTTGAATCAAAATCGTAAGGTATTCTTAAACGAGATACGTAAACGTGGTATGACCATGGATATTATTCCTGGCAACCATGACACATATTATAAGAACACGAACGATCTCAACAGTTTGAAAGAACTTCTCGGTCATTATATGAACGAGGTACACATCGTCATGGAACCAACAGTAATGGAGTATGGTTCTTTGAAGATGGCACTCCTACCATGGATTGCACAAGACAACTATCACACTTCGATGAAGTTTATTGAAGAGTGTAAGGCTGATTGGCTCGGTGGCCACCTCGAGTTAAATGGCTTCGAGATGATGAGAGGTGTAAGAAATACACATGGTATGGACGCAGCACTATTCAAGAAGTTTGAGTTAGTACTCAGTGGTCATTTCCACGTGTCTTCTCGTCAAGATAATATATGGTACTTAGGCAGTCAGATGGAGTTTTTCTGGTCTGATGCTCATGATCCAAAAGGTTTCCATGTCATTGATACAGAAACACGTGAGATCGAAAAAGTAAATAATCCGTACACTTTATTTGAAAAAATAGTGTACAATGACGAAGAAACAGATTATAATAGTTATGATGTAAGTCACTTAGATAATCGCTTTGTGAAGGTCGTTGTTGTCAACAAGGCCGACACATTCACGTTCGATCGTTTTATTGATCGAATACAGAACCAAGACATCTACGAGTTGAAGATAGCAGAGAACTTCAATGAGTTTATAGGTGAGAACGTAGAGGACGAGAACATAAGCTTTGATGATACTCAAGATATCGTTGATACATATATCGATGCTGTTGAGACAGACCTTGATAAAGATCGTATCAAACAACAGATGCGTGAGTTAATGACAGAAGCACAAACACTCGAAGTTGCATGATAATTTTTGAAACCCTTCGGTATAAAAATTTCCTATCAAGTGGAAATACTTTTACTGAGATTGATTTAGCAAAGAATAAGACTACACTCGTGGTCGGTACTAATGGATCTGGTAAGTCAACTATGCTTGACGCCATATCTTTTGGTTTGTTCGGTAAACCACATCGGTCTATCAACAAGCCACAACTCGTGAACTCAATCAATGGCAAACAATGCGTAGTTGAAGTTGAGTTCAAGATCGGACAGGCTCAATTTAAGGTCGTACGTGGCATCAAGCCAAACGTCTTTGAGATCTGGAAGAACGGCACGATGATTAACCAATCATCACATGCCAAAGAATATCAGAAGATCCTCGAACAAAACATCTTGAAACTGAACCATAAATCGTTTCATCAAGTGGTAGTTCTTGGCTCCTCTTCGTTCATACCATTTATGCAACTCTCTGCATGGGTCAGACGAGAAGTGATCGAGGATCTTCTTGATATCAATATCTTTAGTTCGATGAACGTGTTGTTACGCGAAAAGACAAACATATTAAAAGACAAGCTAAAGACCATTGAACAGACACAAGAATTAAACAAGACAAAAATCGATACACAGCAAAAATATATTCGCGATATTACAGCATTAACAGAAGAAAATAAAAGAGAATATGAATCTAGGATATCAGAGGCGCAGAGTAACATCGATGACCTACAAGCTCAGAATAGTGAGCTTAGCTTGGGCCTCGAAGAAGATCTTCGAAGCACCGAGGAAAGGTTGTCGACTTTACATGATAAACGCCAAACCCTTATGCTCAGAGGTCAAGATCTTCAGACGCAGTCGAAGGAAGTTGCCAAACGTGCCATGTTTTTCGAAGAGAATGAGGTATGTTCCGTATGCGACCAAGCCATCTCAGACTCGCATAAACATGACATTCTCGAATCTGCGAAGACAGAAGCAAGAGCGCTACAATCCCAGCGCCGTAAGGTTGGTGAGGACGGGACCAAGGTGGAGGAAGAGATTAACGAGACCAGCAGCGTACTTCAATCGCTTCGATCTAAAGTATCTCAACTCGGTGAGAACAACAGGGAGATCTCTAGCCTTCAACAACAAATTCAAGGTTACCAGCATTCCATAGAGAAAGATGTTGGTGCAGACCTATCAAATGCGAAAGAAGACCTCGAAGCATTGAAGAGCGAGAAGAGTGATTTGCTCGAAGACAAGCTTAAACTATCAGAGCAGTATAACTATAACACAGTTATCTCTGAGATGTTGAAAGATACAGGTATCAAGACGAAGATCATCAAGCAGTATCTACCAGTGATGAATGGTTTGGTGAATAGATACTTGCAAACCCTCGACTTCTTTGTGCATTTTAACCTTGACGAATCATTTAACGAGACGATTCGTTCTCGTCATAGAGATGACTTCTCTTATGCATCCTTTTCTGAAGGCGAGAAACAACGTATTGACTTGGCTCTCTTGTTCACATGGCGGCAGATCGCTAAGATGAAGAACAGCGTAGCTACAAACCTATTGATACTAGATGAGACGTTTGACTCCTCTCTCGATCACGAAGGTATCGGTAACTTGATGAAGATATTGCACTCTCTCGACAATGAGACCAACGTGTTTGTTATATCTCATAAAGGTGAAGTTCTTGATGGACAGTTCAATAGTAAAATTGAATTTAAGAAAGAAAAGAATTTCAGTAAAATGGTCGCATAAGTATGTACAAGCCTATGTACATGTGGTATAATAACTACTATATAAT